AAAAACTACACAAGACTGTTGCCGAAATCTTGCAAATGTCAGTTCAAGAGTTTAATATGTGGATAGCATATTTTAAGCTTCAAAGTGAAGAACAAGAAAGACAAAACAGAATAATGAAGGCAGGTAGATAGTGGCAACCAAACAAGTAAATATAGATATCATAGCCAAAGATAAGACCAGACAAGCTATGCAATCAGCTACTAAAGGTGTTAATAAACTCAAAGATAATGTCCAACAATCAGTAGCCACACAACAAAAGTCATTTAATGCTTTAGGTAACACAGTTAGAAATGTTATTGGTGGTGTTATTGTTTTCCAAGCATTAAGATTTTCTAAACAAATGGTCGATATGGCTAGTTCTGTTGAAGAAATGCAATCTAAATCATCTGTTGTTTTTGGTAAGTTTGTAAATGATGTTAGAGGGCAATTAGAAAAGTTTGGAGATACAGTTGGAAGGAGTACATTTGAATTAGAGGGCATGGCATCTTCTATACAAGATACTTTTGTGCCTATGGGTTTTGCTCGTAAAGAAGCATCTAAACTTTCAGTACAATTAACAAAATTAGCAGTAGATGTGGCATCATTCAACAATGCTAGTGATACAGAAACTATGATGGCATTTCAAAGTGCTTTAGTTGGTAATCATGAAACAGTAAGACGATTTGGTGTTGTAATAACAGAAGCAACATTGAAACAAGAATTACTTAGAATGGGCATAACTAAAAATTCTAAAGAAGTTACTAATGCTGAAAAAGTTCAAGCTAGATTAAATCTAATTATAGCAGGTACATCAGATGCACAAGGTGATGCTGAAAGAACAAACACAAGTTTTGCTAATTCTATGAAAGCATTAAATGCTGAATTTCAAGAATTTATGGTTCAAGCAATTACACCAATGTTACCTGCATTATCTAAAATGGTTCAGTCATTAAAAAATTCGATAACAGAAACTAAAGAGTTTTTAAGGTCAATAGGTTTATTAAATGAATTAAACAAAGTCGTTCCGATAGTAGACCATTTAGCAAAAAATTCAGATAAACTTGCAGATGCAGAATCAAGATTAGCAGAGCAAACCAAATTACTAGAAGCAATTCAAAATAAAGCATTTGGTGCTAAATTAAAAGATTTTATATCAGCTAATAGCGAGTTTAGTTTATCAATATTAAAAGGCGAAAAGGCTGTTGAAGCTAGAAAAAAAGCTATTGAAAAAGAAATAGAACTAATAAAAATATCCAGAGAAATCATTGTACTTGAAGCTGATGCAAGAGATTTAGTTACCAAATCCATAGAAGATCAAAATAAAGCACAAGAAAAGTTAACTGATGCCCAAATTAAAGCTATGGATATTGATGGGTTTATGAGCAAAAGAAGTCAGATGTTAACATCTCAAATGACTGGGTCAGAACAATTATCTGGTGGTATAAATTTTGATGATAAACTTGCTCAAACCACAAAAATGTTTGATTTAGAAATTGAACTGCAAAAAAATCACCTTACTAAAATTATGGAGCAAGATGAATTATTAGCTGAACAAAGAAGAATTGTTGCAGATGATAGAATTACTCTGGCTCATGAAACAGCACAAAAAGAAATGGAAATTCAGAAAAAACTATTTGATGATAATTTTAATTTAATAAAATCTGGCAAGGCAGGTGAAATTAATTTAGAAAAAATGTCTGGTAAATCAAAATCTGAATTAGCTGTAAAGGTTGGTAGAGAGGGATTAGCACAATTAGCACAGAATAATAAAAAAGCATTTGCAATAAATAAAGCATTTGCTATGGCAGAAGCAATTATAAACACAGCAAGAGGTGTTGCACAAGCATTGCCTAATATACCTCTAGCTATTGCAATAGGTGTTTTTGGTGCATTACAAGTTGCTACAATAGCACAACAAAAATATCAAGGTCGCAAACAAGGTGGTCGCATGAATCAAGGTCAACCTTATTTGGTTGGTGAAGCAGGAGCAGAATTAGTTGTTCCAGATAGAGCATCAAATGTTGTGCCTAATGGTCAGTTAGGTGGAATGGGTAAGGCAGTAACAGTTAATTTTAATATAAGCACAGTAGATGCTAAAGGATTTAGCGAATTATTAGTTAATTCAAGAGGTACTATAGTTAATCTCATTAATAGTGCTGTAAATGAAAAGGGTAGAATGGCGATAATATGAGTGGAGCATTACCAAATACAAACTTTATTTCAGTCAATCTTTCAAGCAATCAAAAGACTTTATTTTCTGAAACCGATAGTGGCAAAACATTTCGTAGACAAATTCAAGGTCAAAGATTTAGTTTTACAGTGCAATATCCACCTATGAAAAGGTCAGAATTTGCACCTATAATGGCATTTATAATGAAGCAAAGATCAAGAAAAGAAGATTTTACAATCACAATGCCAAGCTATTTAAATGCACTAGGAAACGAAACTAATACTATACTGGTTAATGGGGTTCATGCAGTCGCAGACACAACTATAGCTATAAATGGTTTTGCAGGAGATGGTGCAGGTAGATTAAAAGCAGGTGATTTTATAAAGTTTGCACATTCTAAGGTCTATATGGTTGTAGAAGATGCAACATCATCTAGTAATGCTTCAACAGTAACAATAGAGCCACCTTTACGAGTAGCATTAGCAAATGATAGTTCTGTTATTTATGATTCTGTTCCATTTACAGTTCACTTAGCAAGTGACGTACAAGAATTTGCAACCACCCAAAATGATGGTGATGGTAACTTATTATTTAGTTATGAGTTTGATGTAATAGAAAGTTTGTAAATGGCTAGAGGTTTAACAAGTGCAGTAAAAACAGAACTAGCTACTGGAAATATAGAACCAGTCGTTTTAATTGATTTTGGTTTTGCAACACCAGTTTATTTAACTAATGCGAGTTTCAATATAACCTCAAATATTTCTGGTAGTTCAAGAACCTATTTATCTAATGGGCATTTACAAAGTATAACTGGGGTTAGTGAAACAAATAAACCCTCAAAGAATAGTCTATCTATAAGTTTGTCAGCAGTAGACCAAACATATGTGTCTATAGTTCTTAATGAAAATATAATAAATGATGACGTTCATATTTATAGAGGGTTTTTAGATACAAATTTAGCTTTAATATCAGACCCATTTTTATTGTTTTATGGTACAATTAACAATTATAAGATTACCGATAATACAACTAGGGCAAATTTAATTCTAACAATTACATCACATTGGGGAAATTTTAGTAAAACAAGTGGCAGATCAACCACCGATAATTCCCAAAAAAGGTTCTTTAGTGCTGATAAAGGTATGGAATTTTCTGCACTAACAGTAAAAGATGTTAGATGGGGTAGGGTATGAGTATATATTTATATCAAGCAGAAAAGAAAGATTTACAAACAATTTGCGATTTATTGATAAATTTTAAAGATGAGGATTTAGTTGATTTAGACTATCCAGAAGTAGACGAACCTAAATTAAAAAACTTTATTAATGCGATATTACAAAAAGGCAAAGTAATTTTATTAAAAGATTTGGATTTAGACCAAGTTATAGGCTGTGCTATTTTTCATAAAACAGAATATTGGTTTAGTAAAAGTGAATGTATTCATATTCATACAATTTATGTTAAGAAAAGTTTTAGAAATTTTAAATTAGTTACAGCTTTAGTTGATTCAATTAAAAAAGTTGCAAAAGGTTTGCCAATGTATTTATCGGTAACATCTGGTTTACATATAGACCCAGTATTTAAAAAACTTGGTTTTAAAAATTTAGGCTCTAATTGGAGATTAAATTAATGTGTAATCCATTTGAGGAAGTATCAAATTTTGTTGAAGATGTAGTTGATGGTATTGTTGGTGTTGCTGAAGATGTTATTGGGTGGATAATGCCCATGCCAGAAATACCAGATTTTTCACAGCAACATTCTGAACAACAAGCAAAAGGGGTTTTAGTTAATAAATTTACTGCAAATGGTCATATTCCTATTGTTTATGGAACAAGAAAAGTTGGTGGTCATGTAGTTTTTTTAGAAACATCTGGAACAGATAATCAATATTTATATATGGCTATTGTATTAAGTGAGGGCGAAATAAATGGCATTTCATCAATACAAATAAACGATAATACAGTTACATGGTCTGGGGATATTGCAGATAATTCACAAATAACTGTGGCTAGTAATGATGCTAATTTTTATGATGGTGCAAGTTTAATAACCTGCGAACCACATTTTGGTTCTGATAGTCAAAGTGCATCAAACTTATTATCTACCCTAAGTTCTTGGACAAGTAACCATAGATTAAGGGGTTTGGCATATATTGCTATTAGATTTGAGTGGAATCAAGATAAGTTTGGCTCATTACCGAGTGTTACAGCAGTAGTTCAAGGCAAAAAGGTATATAACCCTAACTTAGACGCAACTGTTACTGGTGGCTCTCCTGGAAGTAGCCATAGGAAAGACACAAGTTCTACATGGGCATATTCTGATAACCCCATTCTTCAATTATTAGATTATTTAAGAAATGACAGATTTGGTATGGGAATAGCTAACAGTTATTTTGATAGTAACTTTGCTGATTGGCAAACTGCTAGTGATGTATGTAATGCCAATATCACACCTTATAGTGGTGCAAGCCAGATTGATTTAATGGACAGCCATATCGTTATTGATACCTCAAGAAAAGCTATTGATAACGTAAAAGAATTTGTGAGGGGTTCAAGGTCATATTTAAACTTTTCATCTGGTATATATAATATATTAGTTGAAACTACTGGTTCAGCATCAATTACATTAACAGAAGATAATATTATTGGTGGCATATCAGTTTCAAGTAAAAGTAAAAATTCAAGATATAATAGAGTTATTGTAAATTTCACTAACCCAGATAAAGATTACCAATCCGATACAGTACAATTTCCACCAGTAGATGAAACTGGAATAAGTAGTGCAGATCAACATTCAACAATGAAAACAGCAGATGGTGGTTTACTCTTAGAGGGTAGGTTTGATTTTTCTATGTTTACAAGCCCATATCAAGCCCAAGAGATGGCAGAAATTATTTTAAGGAGGTCTAGGTCTAGTTTAGACGTTTCTATAAAATCAGATGCCACAGCACTAGATTTATCTATTGGGGATATTGTTAATATAACTCATGCAACACCAAGTTTTTCTGCAAAACCTTTTAGAGTGCAAAATTTAACTCTTAATTCAGACCATACAGTAAGTTTACAATTATCAGAACATCAAGATAGTTTTTATACATTTGGAACACAGCAAGAGGTTGCAGACATTCCAGATACAAATTTACCTAATCCTTTTACAGTACAACCCCCTGCAAGTGTTAATTTATCAGATCAATTAATTCAATATAATGATGGAACTGTTATTGTTGCATTAAATGTTTTAGTTGGTGCAAGTCCAGATAAATTTATTGATTTTTACCAAGTGGAATATAAATTAAGCACCGAATCTGATTTTATTATTTATGCACAAGGCTCTGGTCTTAATCATAGAGTTTTAAATGTTATTGACCAATCAATTTATGATGTGAGGGTTAAGGCAGTTAATACAGTAGGTGTTTCGTCAACTTATGTTTCTGCTCAAAGAACTATTGTTGGAGCAATCGCACCCCCAAGTGATGTAACGGATTTTTCATGTAATATTTCTGGTCAAGAAGCACATTTATCATGGGAAGCTGTAACAGATTTAGATTTAGCTTATTATAATCTTAGATTTTCAGAAGAATTAGATGGAACAGCAGATTGGCAAAATTCAGTAGCATTAGTTGAAAAAATATCAAGACCTGCAACTTCAATATCAGTACCATCAAGAAAAGGAACATATCTCTTAAAAGCTGTGGATAAGTTAGGAAACTTTAGTTCAAATGCTACTGCAATAATTTCTAATGTAACTGGGGTTTTAAATTTTAATGCAATAACAACCCAATCAGAACACCCTATATTTGGTGGTACAAAAACAAATGTTGTATTATTAGATGGTGCTTTAGAGTTAGATAGTTCAGAATTATTTGAATCAGCTAGTGGATTATTTGATGCAAATTCAACTAGGTTCTTTGATTCTGGTGCAAGTAATGCAGATTTTTTATCAACTGGTAATTATGAGTTTGAAAATGTTATTGATATTGGTGCTAAACATACATCAAGAGTAACAGCATCAATAACACAAAGTTCAGATAATCCAGATGATTTATTTGATAATAAAAGTGGAAATTTTGATGATGCTAGTTCTAACTTTGATGGCGACACCCCTGCAAACTGTAATGCTCATTTAGAAATTGCTACAAGTGATGATAATAGTACATACACAGATTTTAGAAATTTTGTTATTGGAGAATACGAAGCTAGATATTTAAAATTTAGAGTTGTTTTAACGTCAAGAGATTTAGCAAGTACCCCAGTCGTATCAGCAGTAACAGTTACAGTAGATATGCAAGACAGAATATTTAGTGGTAATGATATTGTTTCTGGAACAACTACAAAATCTGTTACGTTTACAAATCCATTCAAAAGTGGTAATTATGCTTTAGGAATAACTGGACAATCAATGGCAACTGGAGATTATTTTACAGTTTCAAATAAAACAATAAATGGTTTTAATGTTGCCTTTTTAAATAGTTCTAATTCTGGAGTTTCAAAAACTTTCGATTTTATTGCAAAGGGATTTTAATAGGAGTATAAATAATTATGACCTTACCAAGTTTACCAACCGATTTAGCTATAGCTAACCAATCATTCCCTGCATTTAGAAGTGATTTAAATGCAGTTTTAGATGCCATTAAACAAAACCATGCAATCGCATCTTCTACAAGACCTGCCTATGCAGAACAAGGTATGTTTTGGTTGGATTATTCTAGTGCATCTGCACCCATTTTAAAATTTTATGATGGAAATGATGATATTACATTTGCTACATTTAATGTGTCTGCAAATACAGTAAATATATCAGATTCAGCGACAGACGTTGTAGGTGATACAAGTCCACAATTAGGTGGCTCATTAGATGTAAATGGCAATGCAATAGTAAGTGCATCAAATGGAAATATAGCAATAACACCTAATGGTTCTGGAAAAGTTATATTAGATGGATTAAGCCACCCAACAGCAGATGGAAGTGCAAACCAAGTCTTAAAAACTGATGGTTCTGGAAACCTAGCTTTTGTAACACCTTTCTTAACTTCTGTTCAAAACACATTTACAAAATCACAAATTCCATCAACATTTAATGCCACTTTAGCGAGTGTTAGTAGAGTTTTGAACTTTGACACATTCCAAAATTTTATTGTTGAATTGGCAAGTGGCTCACAAGAGTTAGCAGAACCAACTACAGAAGATGGAAATGTTGGTCAAACTGGGGTTATTATTTTTATACAACCTAGTTCTGGCAATGCAGGAACAGTTAGTTTGCATGGTCATTATGAAACAGCAGGTGCAGGTGGTGCAAATAGTTTAGGATTGTCTGCAACTAATGATCAATATGATGTAGTTCCTTATATAATTAAGGCATCTGGTTCAGTATTGCTTGGAACACCTCAACTTAACTTTGGGTAAATTATATGTTTAGTTCAGAAAAATGGTTTGCAAAATCTGGTGGTTTTTATAATGGAATTGCAAATCAGTCATTGAGGTTCAATGATAATGATAGTGCTTATTTAAGCAAAACACCATCAAGTGCATCTACAAATTTAAAAGCATTTACTTTTTCAACTTGGGTAAAAAGAGGTAATGTATCTGGTGCTTCACACACATTATTTTCAGCAGGAGCAAACTCTAATAATGTTACTATGATTAGGTTTGAAGGAAATGGTATAACTGATACTCAACTTTCTTTTTTTAATTACACAAGTGGAAGTTTAACCACTACCCTTAAAACAAAAACAAAATTTAGAGACCCTTCTGCTTGGTACAATATTATTGTTGCTACAGACACAACACAAAGTGGTGCTAATAAAGCAAAGATTTATATTAATGGCGTTTTAGTTACGGATTGGCACGATTCAAGTCATGACGAATATCCTAATGACGATTCAACATTTCAATTTGGTAGTAATGTTGCACACAGAATAGGCTCTTTATCTTATTCTGCCACACAATTTTTTGATGGGTATATGGCAGAAACTAATTTTATTCCAGAATCACAAGTTGCCTATACAGAATTTGGTGAGTTAAAAAAGGGTGTATGGATTCCAAAAAAATATACTGGCTCTTATGGAAATAATGGTTTTAGATTACAGTTTAAAGAAGATGGAGATGGAAGTTCAACTGCATCAAGTTCAACAATAGGTGCTGATACAGCAAATAGTAATCATTTTTTAGATGTTAATTTAGATGCTTACGACTCAAATATGCCAGATAGTCCAGAGAATAACTTTGCTACATTAAATCCCATAAATGGTCGTAGGAATGGGTATACATTATCAGAGGGCAATTTAAAAAGTACACCAACATCTGCTTATAGTCTTAGCATATCTACATTCGCTAACAAATCTGGTTTATTTTACTTTGAAGTATTGTGTCTATTAAAACCATCAACCACTAATAATATGGCAGTAGGTTTTGATACCCTTCCTGCTTTGTCTACATCTCAATATATAGAAAAAGGTGTGTGGGATGCAGGGGGTGTTATAGCCTCTGGAGATGGGTCTAGTCATTCTAGTAATGTCGGTGGATATACTACTGGAGATATATTAAGTGTGGCTTACAATCTTGATACTGGTAAAGGTTGGTTTAGAAAAAATGATGGTGATTGGGTAAATTCTGGTAACCCTGCAAATGATAGTGGAAACATATTTACCTTTACGTCTGGTCTTTATTATACTCCTACTTTTATGGGTTACAACACACAGTCTGGAACATTATGGGTTGCGAATTATGGACAAGACAGTTCATTCGCTGGAAACAAAACCAGTGGTTCAGCAAATGCACAAGATATAAATGGCATAGGTGACTTTTATTATGCACCTCCAAGTGGTGGCTTTCTAGCATTATGCACAGCTAATCTTCAAGAGCCTACGATTGGTGCAAATTCTACTACAAGTGCTGATGATCATTTTAATACAGTTCTTTGGACTGGTAATGGTGCAGACGATAGGAGTATATCTGGAGTTGGTTTTCAACCAGATTTTACATGGCTAAAACAAAGAAATGGCACAAACTACCACACTATATTTGATTCAACTAGAGGTGCAACTAAAGCAATTTATCCTAATGATACTGAAGATGAAGCAACTAATGCTGATACCTTACAAGCATTTGAAATTGATGGATTTGAAGTAGGAACAAGTGGTGGTGTTAATGGAAATAATAATACGTTTGTCGCTTGGAACTGGAAAGCAGGAGGAGCAACACCAAGCAAAACTTATAAAGTTGTAGTTGTATCAGATGGTGGCAATAAATATCGTTTTAGAAATAGTGCTGATAGTGCAACATTTGGTGCTAGTGCAGTAGCCTTAGATTTACAAGAGGGTGGTACTTATACATTTGATTATTCAGATAGTACAGCTACCTCACACCCATTTAGATTTTCAACAACTTCTGATGGAACACATGGTGGTGGTTCTGAATATACAACTGGGGTTGTCAAAGATGATACTGCAAAAACAATAACAATTACATTAGCTTCGTCAGCACCTACTTTATATTATTATTGTTCTTCTCATAGTGGTATGGGTGGTCAAGTAAACACCAATGCAACCTTTGGACAAACTAATTTTGATGGTTCAATTTTATCAGTAAGTAATTCAAACACAACAGCAGGGTTTAGTATTGTGCTTTATACTGGTACTGATTCGTCTACTGAAACTTTTGGTCACGGATTAGGTGCTGTTCCTGCAATGGTTATTATAAAGTCAAGGGATAGTGATTTAAATTGGATAGTATATCATAAAGGTGTTGATACAATTGAACCCCAAGATTATTTCCTTAAATTAAGCACAGCTGATGCTAGAGCAGATAATGCTACTGCTTGGAATGATACTGCACCAACATCTGCAGTTTTTACTATAGGAACAACCCCTCTTGTAAATAATACTGATGATTTTGTAGCTTATTGTTTTGCAGAGGTAGAGGGTTATAGCCGTTTTGGCAGTTATACTGGAAATGGCAATGCAGATGGTACGTTTGTTTTTTTAGGCTTTAGACCTGCTTGGATATTAATTAAAAAAACAAATGGAAGTCAAGATTGGCAACTGATGGACACAAAAAGAGATTCATTTAATTTAGCATCAAGAAGAATAGAACCGAATAATAATGATGCAGAAAACAATGACACAACTTATAATAATATGGATATAGTATCTAATGGATTTAAAATCAGAGCAACTGGTGGCAACACAAATACATCAGGTGGCACATACATATATATGGCTTTTGCAGAGAACCCTTTTAAATATGCTAATGCAAGATAGGAGAAAATAATGGCTTATAAATATAAAGAACGATACCTCAAGGTTGGTAAGGCATGGCAAGATGATGATGGTTTTAAACACCCTTACAACTGGTCTAGTTCATGGTCTGCTGATGATTTAAAAAAGTGGGGTGTAACTGTAGAAGCTGATGTTGATACAACTTATGACAATAGATTTTATTGGGCAAAAGGTATTGAAAGAAAACTAGCAGATGAAAATGTAGTTGATGAAGATGGAAAAGCTGTAAACGACCCTATTACTGGAAAGCAAATGGTTCAGTCTGGTTTAAAGACACAATGGATTGCACAAACTAAAATAAGTGCAAATTCTAAGCTATCTTCTAGCGATTGGTATGTGACGAGGAAAGCAGAAGCAAATACAGCGATACCTTCTGATATTAGTACCTATAGATCGGCAGTAAGGACAGCCAGTAAAACTATAGAAGATAAGATCAATGGTTGTGCAGATTTAGATGCTTTCAAGGCATTGTTTGTAGTGCCAACTGATAGTGATAATAATCCAAGTGGAAATAGTCCAATAACAGATTTCCCAGATGAGGTGTAAATGGCTAAACCAACTTTACAAGAAATTCACGTCACATTAGAAAAACATATAGCTGTAACTAATGAGAGGTGGAAAGAAAGTATTTTGCGAATTAAAAGAATAGAAGTTTACATGATTTCTTCTGTTTCAGCGATTGTTTTATTACTCATAGGTTTATTAGTGAGGTGAAATGGTTGTTGCAGAAATTCTAACTGGTATTGCTCTAGTACAAAAATCAGTAGAGTTTATTAAAAGCAACATCAGTACAGTAAATGATATATCTGGGATAGCCAAACAAATTGATGGGTTCTTTCTTGGTGCAGACCAAATGAATAAAGAGCAGTCAAAAGGTTTGTCTATTGCTGAACAGTTTGGGTCAGTAGAAAGGTCAGCAGATGACTTTATTAATAGAAAATTGCTTGAAGAAAAACGAGATGAATTAAAGCAATTAATTAATCTTAGATTTCCAGTACAAGCAGGTTATCCATCAACATGGGATCAAATTATTGCTGAAAGAGCCGATAGAATTAATGAAGTAAAAGAAACACAAAAAAAACAAAGAATACAAGCAAGAAAACAGCAACAAGAAATTATGGAGATACTAAAATGGGTTTGTTATTCGTTTATTGGCATTGGATTAGTCTTAGGTGTTTTGGTTGTGACTGTAAAATCATATGCAAAAGGCAAAATTTATAATGCACCTAAAGATTATACAAGAAATCAAAAATTAAATAATGGTACAATAATACCACCCAAAATGACTACTTGCAGGTTAAAAAAATTAAAAGTTTATAAAGATAAGTTAGCTTGTATTTATGTTGGTGCAAATAAAACATATGAAATGGAATTCACAGATATTAGAGTTGGTTGCCCTAAACAATATAAATGTGTTTTAAATCCTAATGGCAAAGAACCATCTATTGATTCTGTTATGGAAAGTTTACGGAGCATAGCAAAATGATAACTGCATTTTTATTATACTGTGCTATGCAACCAAGTGAAAAAAATGCTTCAACAATTTATTTTAAATCTGTAAATGATTGTAGTTATTATGCAGAAAAGTTAAGCGATCAAAATTTTATGTCAAAAGATGGTTCAGAAACATATAAATGTATTTGTAAATTAGTTCCTCAAATAGATAGTGATAAAGTAAAGGTTTACTAATGGAAAAAAAACTAGACGTTGATAAAATGTACGAAAAACCATTGGATTTAAAAATAAATGACAATAGTTTTGAATTAATTTTAAGAATTTTAGGAAATGAATTTGTTGCAATAAAGATTGGCTCAACTAATTTTTCTGGTAAACTAATAGCAGGTGGAATTTTATTGTTGTTTTTTACCTTTATGATTTTAGAAGTTTTTGGATTAAATGAGGTCATGAAATGAATGTTGAAACCTTTTTAAAATGGAAAATATTGCCAAGATGTATGATGTTAGCTAGTACCATAATGAGTTGGAGATGTGCAGAATGGTTTATGGGGTTAGATGCACCAACAGCATCACAATCAGCTTTTGTATC